GAGTTCTTAAATCATGCTACCAAAGATACAACATCCAATCTTTGAATTTACGGTGCCATCTACTAAAGTTACAACAAACTTTAGACCATTCTTGGTGAAAGAAGAAAAGATACTACTCATGGCTAAGAGTTCTGATGATAGAGCAGATATCCTCAGAGCCATCAAACAAGTCGTGAATAACTGTGCTATCGATGAAAAGTTCGATGTAGATAAACTGACTCTATTTGACCTGGAGTACTTGTTCCTCAAGTTACGCTCCGTGTCAGTAGACAACGTAGTAAGAGTATCTTACAGGGACAACGATGACCAGAAAGTCTACGACTTTGAGATAGACTTATCATCAGTCGAAGTAAAGTTTCCAGAAAACGTTGAGTCAGTCATTAAGATCACTAATGACATGGGTATAGTAATGAAGTACCCATCAGCGTCTATATTTGATGATCGTAGCTACTTCAGAGCAGGTGACGACGCTTACTACGAGTTAGTACTACGCTGCATAGACAAGATCTATAGCTCTGATGACGTATACCAAGCCAGCGACTACACAAAAGAAGACTTGGAGTCATTTCTTGACGACTGTGGTGTAGCCACTTTCAATCAGATCCAAAAGTTCATGACGAACGTACCAAAACTCTATCACCGACTCGAGTATAGAAACTCAAATGGAAAGGATAGAGTCATAGAACTGACAAGCCTAACAGATTTTTTTACGTTGGGCTGAACCATAATACACTGGAGAACTACTACATCTCCATGTTTGCTTTGGTTCAGCACCATAAATATTCTGTTGCAGATGTTGAGAATTTAATACCATTTGAACGTGACATGTTTGTTGAGATGCTGCTGCAATTCCTTAAGGAACTTGAAGAGCAAAGGAATAGACATGCCAGCTAGACCGACGGATGACGATGACAATGGACCAGATCCATTACCTAATAACTCATCACGTTTTCCTCAATCTGATTATACCAATACTTCAAGTAATAGTCAACAAAAAAGTTCTGTTAATACTGAAGTAGAAAAATTAATTGCTGAGTATAATTTAAAAAAACAAGATGAATCATGGGTCAGAAGTTATTGGAGACCAGCCATGGGCTGGCTCTATATGGTTATCTGTGCATTTGATTTTATAATCTTTCCATTAATGACTATGTTTTTGCCAGTAATAGCTAAAGCATTCGGTTTCAACATAACTTATTCACCATGGCTCAGTCTGACACTCAGCAATGGTGGACTAATTCACATGGCATTTGGTGCAATACTTGGTGTAGCTGCTTGGTCAAGAGGTCAAGAAAAAATACAGAGTATAGGTAGGTAATGTTAGAAAACCAAGTCGGCGATGCAGATAAATTAAGTCTGTCTGAATACATGGCTTCACAAGCATCTCAAATGTCTGAAGACAGAGATGCTGAGCGTATTGCTGAAAACGAGATAGTCAGTACTTTTCTATCAAAGAAAGTATTTTCAGAGATAGAACTAGTAAGCCAAAACTTGGTTTTTGATGTTGATGAATTAGACTTCACGCTATCAGATATACTCAATGGTTTTAAAAGACCAAGTATGCAACCTAGTTTTTCTGGTGGTGATGATCTGACTACAAATGTCTCTAGCATGACTCCCGCACCCGCAGGTACGGGACAAAGTATGGCATCTCCAAGTCCATCAATGCCACCAGCTTTTAGCTCTTTACAATCAGTTGTGCAATCATTATCACAAGCTGCTAGTGGTGGTCAAAGAAGTTATTCGTCACAACCAGCGGGTCTAGCGGGTGGCATGGGATCGTCGGGTGGTTATACCCCTAGATCAGTAGCACCACAGATGCCGAGTGTAACACCCATGTCTGCTTCACCCATGACACCGGGTGCACAGCCACAAGGTATGACTCCACAGGGTGGACAAGTATCAATGCCGTCTGGAGACGACGCTTCTATCATGGCTATGATTAAGAAACATGAGGGCGTTAGAGACACGCCCTATAAAGACTCAGTCGGGCTATGGACAGTCGGTGTTGGTCATATGATAGGACCAACACTGCCACGTGAGTGGAATAGAAAATTCACACCACAGGAAATAGATCAACTATTTGCAAAAGATTACGCTGAACATAAAGCAGCTGCACAAAGGATACCAGGGTTTGAGAAATTAAACTCAAACGGTCAGGCTGCGGTGATAGATTTAACGTTTAACATGGGACCAGCATGGTTTAGAAAGTTTCCAGCTGCATCTGCAGCTTTAGCTAAAGGTGATATGCAGACTTTTGCTAATGAGATGCAAAACAGTGCATGGTTTAGACAAGTAGGTAATCGTGGTCCTACAATTGTAGCTATGATTCGTAGTGGTGGCGGTGACGCTACACAGCAAGCACAACAAGTCCCTGGAACACCAAGTACTGGTCCACAACTATCACAAGCTGGAGCAACTACTGAAGCAGCAGATCAAGCACAGATGAGGGGTGCTGGGCAACAGATTAGTTCTTTAGCTGCGCCAACACCACCACCAATGAACCAACCAACACCATCAACAATAACGCCGTCTGGTGGTGAAGTACCCATTAACGTTAGACTCCAAAACTTGCAGGCATAAAATGGCGCTCCCAGAAGTAAAAAAACAAGATAAAGTAGCTACTAGAAAGATAGCAGAAGGATCTGATTTATCTACAGCAGCGCCTGTTCTTAATAAACTTTTTGATACAATACGCAATAGTGATCAAAAAGAAAATAGATTCTTGACTAAGCATATTGATGGTGAGTCGACCGAATATACACTCATTCAAGATAACAATATTAATATGCTTAATATACTGAGTAGTCAATCTATAACAGAGAGTCTACTCGGTACTATGAGAGACACTGTAGGTGCTGGAACCACAAGCAGTGCTACTATGGTATCTTCATCACAAGTCTTGCAACAGACTAGACAAGAGCCACGACGAGACAGTAACGAGAGACCGAGAGAAAGACAAAGAGTAGTGCCCTCTGCATCCGTGACAAGTACCGGGTCAAGCGATAACAGGAGTGTCCCTCGCGTAGTATCAGAATCAGTAAAAAAGATAGACAGTTATGTAAGCACTCAATCGGGTCAAACCAAATTTTCAGAATTAAAAATTATAAATGAAGAGACCGGTGAAGCGCTGGAAAGGTCTGCATCATTACTATCAAATATAAATGAAAGCGTACAAAGACAGAACCGACTACTAGAAGAGACTATAGAAAACCTAAAGAGACAACTAGAAGAAACTGACGATAACTTACCAGATATCGATATCGACATAGATCTAGATAGAAGAAGAAATCGGGGGAGAGGACGAGGCGGTAGACCAGGTCAACGTCCATCTACTGGTTCTAGACCACAAGCTCGTGGAAGTGTCCCACGAGTGACACCTCCTGCAACACCAGAGACTCCTAGACCAGCTGCAACACCAGAGACTCCTAGACCAGCTGCAACACCAGAGACTCCTAGACCAGCTGCAACACCAGAGACTCCTAGACCAGCTGCAACACCAGAGACTCCTAGACCAGCTGCAAGAGGTCGGGGATTAACAGCGTCTAGATTTGCGTCAGTTGGATTGGGTGCTGTATTTACAGCAATTGACGGTCTTCAATTAGTATCAGAACTAGATCAAATTGAATATGAATATTCTACAAATCAAATAGATGCAAATACATATAAGCAAAGATATGGGGCTGCGTTTGGATCCTTTTTTGGTTCAGCCGCTGGGGCAGCGTCGCTTGGTGCTATAGGTGCAGCGATAGGTGCTCCAATAGCAGGTGTAGGTGCATTAGTTCTAGGAATAGTAGGTGGTGTTGCGGGGGCTTTTGCTGGTGGTGAAGTAGGTGCTTGGATAGGCGCTACGATAGCAGCATCACTGATGGGTGAGCCAATGCCAAGACCACCTAATCCTAGAAATATGACTGTTCAAGATCAAAAAAATATTCAAGAATTACTCAAAGATGAAGAATTTAGAAGATCTGTAGATCCAAAAGTCATAGAAATTCTTGAAATTATTTCCGACGAAGAACAAATTGACTTGAGTAGCCGAACACAGGCGCGTGGTGCTCAAAATATTTTAAGAAATTTGATTGAAGAAAATAAAGAAGCATTTAGCAGGGCACAGCAAAGAAGAGAACAAACTCCGTCAGATACACCAGACGCTGCACTAGTACCAGCAACACCAGCTAGTAATATAACTCCAGTACAAGCAACACCAGCTAGTGCTAATGTAACTCCAGTACCAGCAACACCAGTACCAGCAACACCAGCTAGTGCTAATGTAACTCCAGTACCAGCAACACCAGTATCCAGTGTTAATAAAGAACAACTATATAGTGAATTATTACAAAAATATAAAATTGAAGAATTAGCTTTAGTTCAACCAGGTTCTGGTGGTTCTGCTCAATCAGAAGCAATAGCTAATGCAGAAAAAAGAGCTCAACAAGAGTCAGGCTATACACCGCCGAGACAAGTAGCAACACCAGCTAGACCGGACACAGAAACACAAAGAAGAGACGAAGTAGTTAGTCAATCTATATCTGATGCTTTTGAAAGAAAATCTAATAAACCTAGAATTGATCAATTTTCACCAGAATTTAATAAAATGGTGGATGAGATTTATGAAAAAAGGTTAAAAGAAGAACAAGAAGCACTTGGTCGTAACTTGCTTCCAGCAGAAAAAGCTGAAATAAGAAATCAAGCTACGGATGAAGTCTTATTAAGACCAACACCTAATGTGACTGCAACCCCAGTTACACCACCGCCAGCAACAAATATTACACCAATACCAGCATCACCTCCAAATGAAGCCACTCCAGAAGTTAGACAATCTGTTATAGACAGAACTAGAGCAACTGAGTTAGTCAATAGACTAATTGCTGTTTCTAAAAAGGTAGAGACTCCAGACCCCAGAACAATGACCATTCTTGAAAATATAACAAGAATGATTCAAGAACATGACTATGATACAGCATCTGATGCTATTGAAAGATTGGAAAAAAGAGTATCACCCAGAGAAAATGCGACTAGAGAACCATCTGCTAGAGATGTGTTTAGAGAAAGATTTGAGTCACCAATTAGACCGACGCCTAGAGCTGATGCTGGTGCCGACGATAAAAAAGCTGAGCTAGAAGATGCTGAACCATTAGATAAAGACTTATTGAGTCCAGTATCACAATCTTATATGGAAGAAGATATAGATACTGGTTGGCAAGAAGCTGGTGCTGAAGGTGACACAGGTTGGCAAAAAGCCGGAGACACCCCGTCACCGCGACCTGTGCCAGTCAGACCCGTACGTGCGAGGAGAAGAGAAACTAATGACTCAACAGATAGTTTGACTATTACTGCTCAAGAAGTAGTGTTTAAATCAGACAAGATGGAAGCACCATTCTTAGACGCTATAAAAGAAGAACTATCTGACTTTATGAATACCATCATGAATATCTCTAGCTCACCCGTGAGTCCTAACTTATCTGGTGGCGGATTAGCTTCACCAGTATCATTTGCTAACATCAGCGGTGGTATGACACCATCAACTCCTTCTTTTGGTTCATCTCCATCAGGTACACCAACGCCAGGAGGTGGTGCAGTACAAGGTGTTGAATCTGCTTCAGGTGATATGTCTAGCACAGAAAAACCTGGTAACGTAACAGTAGATTCCGGTGTAGATGTATCTAAAGTAGATAAAGACTTAATGGGTAGGTTTTATGCTGCAGCTAAAGAGTATGGTAAGCCAGTAAAGATTAATTCTGGATTCCGTAGTGACGAGAAGCAAGCGGAACTCTGGGTTAGAGCTAATGTTTTTAAAGAACCCGGTATCTATATGCCGGCTAATCCAGATAAACCAACTACTATTAATTACAAAGGACAAACATTTAACGTTCCCGGTGGTCGTGCTAAATCATCCCATGGTGGATCTTCACCAAATGCTAGAGCTTTAGACGTTACTAGAACAGCCATTGAAGAAATGGATAGGATGGGTCTATTAAGGAAGTATGGTCTTCATAGACCATTTCCCAATGATCCTGTACACGTAGAAAGAATAGGCGGTGGATCTTCAGCACCAGATACCAGTACTGATGGAGCACAACAAGCAGCAACACAAGTATCTGCATCACCCGCAACTGCAGTTGCATCAAGCGAAGGTGGGCAACAAGCAGAGAGTGGTGGGGAAACTGCAACTCCAGTAGCAAGTGAAGCTTCTGGTGGAGAAGCGATGGCTTCTGGTGCAAGTGGAACAGCTGAGTCAGGTGCTTCTATGACTCCATCAACCCCGTCTTCTGGTCCGACAGTAGCCACAGCTTCGGTCGAGAATGAAGTCGCTAAGAGAACACCAATGACACCATCTGCTCCAACTCCAGAAATGCCAAGTTCTGGATCTTCTTCTCCAGGAGTCGGTGACACGTCTTATCCAATTAGTATGGGTGATCCAGGAAATGTTGAACCACCAGATGCAGCCCAGAGATACGCGTTGTTGTTTGATATGGCAGCATAAAAAAAGGGGAATCATTTGGTTCCCCTTGAAGTATCAGTCCTTTGCAAGTTTCTTAAAGAACTCGATATCATCGTCATCCTCGTCAGAGGAAGCAGGTGCTTGTCGAGTCTCAGTCGCTTTAGCGGTCTTTGGTTCAGCCCAAGGTAGATCATCTGAAGTAGGATCAGCTTGACGAGCCGCAGCCTGAGCACGTGAAGAAGCTGGAGTCTTGTCTGTACCAAGAACAGCGGCTAGACGCTTAGATAGTTCCTCATAGCTCTTGAAGTTAGATGGAGCTAAGAAGCTCTGTAGAGAATGCTCTTGCTTCCAGACTGACTCAAGCTCAGAGTCATCCTCAAACAGAGGACCGGCAGCTGCAAACTCAGACTTATCGTAGTTACGATAACCTTCAACGTTACGAATCTTAAGTTTAAAGTTTGCACCAGCCCATAGATCAAATGGGTTGATTGGATCTTCATCCGCGAACTGCGGGTTCATTGCTTCATTTAGCTTGTCAAAAATCTTTTTACCAAACTTAAAGAGAAACACTTTACCGTTGTTCTCTGGGTTATTCTGATCTTGAATAACGTAAATGTTCGAGATAAAAGTTAGCTTACGCTTTTGCAGACGAGCCTGCTTTCGTGCGGGTGACTCATCATCAGTCGTGGAATTCCACAGCTTTGAGTTAAGTTCACCGACAGGATCAGTTTGCCCGATAGTAGTCAGGGAGTTCTCAATGTACCACAGTCCGGTAGGACCCTTGAAGCCATGTTCAAAGACTCGAACAAAAGGAACATCTTCGTTAGCTGGTGCGGGGAGAAACCTAATGACTGCATAACCGTTACCGGCTTTATCAGTCTGAGGATACCAGAATCGAGTATCAGACTTAGATTCTGTGTTATTGAGCTTAGATAGCTCCTGTGTAAGCTTATCGAGTGAAGACTTACCAGAATTCTTTTTTAGTGCAGAAAAATCCATTTATATATTCCTTGTATGATTGTATGTATAGTATATTAGTATATATTGAGTGAGGTTGTTTCCTCACTTATATTTATATATCAATCAAGAGAACTTGTCAAGGAAGATCTTCTTGATCTTAGTTTTGTCGTACTTCATAAATGGCATAGACTTTTTTATAATCATGCCAGTCTCACTCCATACGACGTTGTCTCTCAATTTGTTATCCCAGTAGGATAGGCACCCAACGATGTCAGCACAGATCAAGAGAGTCTCTAGTGAGATCTTACCACCTAAGTACATATCAATTATAGGTGGCAATTGACCATCATTTATCTTAAAGTTAGAATCAAAGTCTTCTTTTAAATTTGATAAGTCATTACTGACTACATATGTTAGAGATTGTCTTTTACGAATCCAGTCCTGGTAGTTAGACTCAGCAGCTTCTGAGTAAGCTAAGTCTCTAACCCAAGCCCTTGGGTTTTTTACTAAGTTTGAGACTATAAACTCATGTGGGTCTTTATGCTTAGATATTTTTTCAAAGAAAAATTTGTCTTTTCTCTTATCAAAAGAATCTCTTTTTGCAGAGACTTTACCATTGTACTTAAAATAGTCGTAGCTCTCAGAAGTAAAGTGTCTCTTGAGAGCCAGGTAGTCTACGTAACACTCGTATGGTGTCATATCATACCGGTAGTTGTGCTGTTCTCTTTAAAATATTTAGGCTCTCGGCTTCGGCTTGAATCTTTGACAAAAGAACCGCGTTACTCTTTACCAAAAGAGCTGCATAATCTACTTCTACTTCGTTAGACTCACACCAGTGAATGACTGCATCAATGCAGTCCATTTTTCTCTCACTAATGAGGAACTCAATGTCATTAGCAAAGTTATCAGTCTTCTTTTCGATCATTTCCATCACGCTCAGCCATCTCCCTAGCATTATCACTAATTTTATCTAGAAACTCGTTTATCTCATTGGGAGACATAGAGCTGTATCTCAGCATGTTGACTCTAAAAGCTGTCCTTAACATACCAACTTCATAATCATTTTTTGTCATTAGTTACTTTCTCTGGAAACCAACACTCTTTAGATTTATCAATGCAAACTTTTGCTAAAAACCCTAAGATCAAAGCTCCAAAGAAGTGAATGAAGCCAGTGAGTGGCTGGGTAATAAGAGCAGCTAAGGGTACTATACACCATAGACTTAGAGTAAACCAAAAAGCACCGAGTGTGATGTCTCTTTTCATAAGATTAATTCCACAGGGACTCATAGTATTTGGCAAACAAGCGTCGACCGTTATCCATCCTGGCACGATGAGCCGCAATCTTATCTTCAGCCCTGGTGTAAGTGTGGTTAGGTCCGTGCTTTAATGTAGATAGACTATTGGGATCATCTTGATCGATTTTAACGATCTGTAGGTCGATGTTTCCTGATGTGTATTGATCAACCCACTCATCACCGTTCTTATGTTGTTCAAAAGCCCAGATCATCTCGTCCAGAACATAGTCCCATCGAGCATCATGAAACTCATCAGTATCGTATTCATGTACTTTTGGTTCTGCATTGATTGAGCGAATGTTTTCTGGTACGTCTTCATCATCTACAAATGGTGAACCCATCTTAATCTCTTTAAGACGAACTAACAGAGGATAGATAATGAGAGCCAGGGTATGATCGGCTGACCAAGTATCATAGTTATCAATATGAACTTTGATCTTACGTTCACGTTTCTCGTAGATCCACTGGCAAAGTCTCAGGAGTCGTGATGGCTTATCTTTCGGACCAGATAGATAAGAACCAAAGCGATGTACAATATCTTCATCCTCACTTAGATCGTTATAATGATCTTTCCAGAAAAAGATTGCTCGAGCAATCTGATATGGTCCAATCCATTTTGTATATGGACCGATCTTAACTTTCACAGTCATTCTCCATTTGTTTGGTAGGCCCACCCGGATTCGAACCAGGACCGCGCACCAATCTAGTGCATACCACGTGTATAAGACGTGCGTTCTACCATTAAACTATAGGCCCATATGGCGACCCTGGAGAGGTTCGAACTCCCATACTCCAATTACAGCTTTAACGACCGCTTAGAAGGCGGGACTGATACAGGGTCATTTATATGTATATATTATACCATGAGACGCAGTCTGTCAACCACTATTTAACGTACTCGAAAAGTACTACAACGAACCTTGAAGTTATTAGGTGAGTTGTAGATAGTGGCCTGTAAGAATGGACCGTGTAGAACATCTACCACTTCAAAGACATTAGCTTCTTCTTTAGTTCCCCATGGTGTATTAACCATCATCTTTTTTCCAAGCGGAGCATCTAGTGGTTGCTTTAGGACTCGTTGTGTGTTGATCATTTTGTACCTCAATTGACTTTAAGAAGGATAGTGTTCTCGTTGATCCTATCCTGAACGTTGTCTAGCTTCTTACACTCATTCAGAGCTTTGGCGAAGTTCTTTTTACCACCAGATAGAGCCAGGCTCAGGACACTCTCAGCCTTGCGTGAGCCCACTCGATACGTAGCCGTAGTAGACTCATCGTACTTCTTGATAGTCGTCCCAGCCACGTCTAGTCCACCCCTATCGATAGCTTGGAACACGGTAAGGGTATTATACCGCGTGTTGTACGCTAGGAGGCCCTGAGACCCTAGAATCTTTTCTGGAGAGACTGATGTCAGCTTAAGCTCTTTAGACTCTTTTAGGTACTTAAAGTTCTTAAGTTTCTTGTCAGCCGTGACTGGCTTAGGCTTACGTTGTGCTTTCTGCTTCTTGGTGTTACCGACATAGCGCTCGACATCACTGATCAATGATGAGTAGAAAGTGGCTCTCTGCTTAATCTGGTCTCGAGTTAGGTGGTTATACCCTTCACGGAGCTGAGGATCACAGTTCTTATCCAAGAGCTGGTTAGCTTCGTCAGAGATTGGCTTGAAGTGGTCGATAAACTTAGAAGCAATCATAGGTGGAACTTCACGCTTTGTCAACCACTCATACGTATCGATGTTCCACCCTACTTGATCAATCTCTTCATCAAACATCCCAATAAAGTTAGAAGCTTTCTCTCGCACGCGGTCCTGGATAGAGACAACTCTTTCTTCTCTGGGCTTGTCTTCTTTATCACCAGTCAGGCGCTTGACGTCTTCGTCTTCTTTCTTATCTGAAGCCAGGATCATGTCCTTGATCCTGTCATTCATGTGGTTGATAGAACGCTGAGTAAGCTTAGAACCACGAGTCAGCATTCTAGCGATCCAGCAAGCGTGTTCATTCAGACGATTGTCCGGTAGAGCCTTGATCTTCTGCAGCTCGTCGATCCTACCAGACGCTTTCAGAAAAGTTTCTAGGTAAGATCGTGCGTCTGACTTGTTGCACATGTAGTTGTACCAAGTCAGAGCCGAGCTGTAGTCAGTGTCGTTTACCTGAATACCAAGCTTAAAAGTCGGCTCGTCACCCATGTACTTGAGGTTGATAAGATACTGTTCAGTCCTAGTAACCTTAGGCTTGATCTTCTTAGTAGCCTTCAATGACTTTGGTGTGGCAGCCGACTTAGCCATGGTATGATCCTATCAAGGATTGATGGTAAACATTGTAGTCACGTTAGAAGGAGTCTCTTGTAGGAAAGAGACCTTAGTGTCCTGTGTCTCACTGCTCACAAATTCTAGGTGACCACTGGGTACGTAACCAAGAGCCACGATAAGTTGCTCTACCTTTTCTAGGAGAGGATAGTATGTCTCGTCCTGTTTCAGGTTAAAGTTGAATGAGACTTCTTCGTCACGTTCACCACCGTAGCGGCTGAAAGAGAGTGTGATATTGATTCGTTCGTCGTTCATGATATATTCCTTTTTGTTAAGTGCGAACTTCTAGGTTAAGAAGCTCATTAGGATCATCGATTCCAAAAGTCCAAGCGTTAGCCTGAAGAGCCGTCTTCATATCGGGTGGGACCGGCAGGGCAAACTCACGACCAGTACCGCAAAGAACTCGGAGGAACTTCTCGCGACCAATCTCGGGGATGTCAGCCTCGAGAAGAGTACCGATCATGGGGTCCTCGTCTTCATCGATGACCTTAGCATCCAGCTCCTTGATGATGTTGACCCAGCCAAGAATCTCACAGGCGGCTCGACGCTGCTCCACGTTCTCCCAGGTGAGAGCAATCTTAGCAGTTAGGCTTGCCTTGTCCTCAATCCACTCATGCGGAATGCGAACACCGTGCCAGCTATAAACCGTAAAGCCATCGGCATACAGAATAGCCGGTCCAGTCTCACAGTGGAGGCGGTTGTCCTCATCCATCTTGATGTGAAGGGGACGATCCTGGATGACCGCCATGGTGTCGTAGCAAGATACCCAACCACACTCATTAGCCACTGCCATAAGGCCGTCTAGCTTACCCTCGAAGTCGATACCACACACGTTCTGCATGTAGTCGTAGAAAGAGAGCCAGGCAGCCTCGTGATTGCCATAGACACAGCTGTCAGTAACAGAATGGTTCTTGCCGAGGAGTTCCTTAGCATGGCGAGGACCATTAGCAAATACGATCTTATCAGGAGCAGAAAGACCGCCTCGAGCATAGAGAAGCTCGACAGCCGCGCGAGCACGCTCGGGATCGATCCGATCGGTGTTGAGACCGATCTTGATCCACTTGTCACGATACACAGACATCTGAGCTTCCTGGTCAGGAGTCAGGCTAGTGATCTTCTTCATAATATAAGTTCCGTTCTTCCTGAGTTGAGTCTAAGAGTTAAGAATGGTTAGTCCTGAGCCCGACGGAAACCCTCGGCCACATATTCACGCTGGCGACGGACGCGGTAGTTGCCGGGCGGAACCAGCAGGGTCTCGTGGGTATCAAAGCTACGGAGGTGGTTGATCTCAGTAGGAGCCTCGACGGCAAGGAACATCTCGTAGAGGTCAACTTCCTTGACGCCGGCTGGCTTGTAAGCCTGAACACGGTCGGCGACCATCACGTGATCGTGACCAGTCTCGGAGTGAGCCACGACGATGTGGTTCTTGTTATTAGCCTGGATGGGCTCAACGTTCGTGGGGATAGAATCCACACGCATGATGAGAAAGTCACCCTGGGCAGCCATCTTGGTAAAAGTCTTCATTTTCAGTCTCCTTGTTTTCAGTATGTGTATTATATCAGGCAGCTTCAGCCATGTCAACGGCAATTTCAAGGGCTCGTGTCTTAACGACCTTGTTGGTACCGTACCAAGCGGACTGCAGTCGAGTGTCCTGCGAACGACCAGCCAGGTGGTCAGCGAAGTATGTGACTCCGTTGAAAGCCTGCCACCAGGTGCCACGAGCAAAGTCGGCACCGGGCTGAGTGTCGAGGATAGACAGGACCGTCTTAGCAGACTTAGAGAGCTCCTTCTTAGCATCGGGACCACCAGACACTGGGAAGACTCGCTTGAAGTACTCGACCACCGACTCGTTGGTGTAGCGCTTAGTACCAAGGAACTTAGCCATCTCCTTATACTTAGCCAGCTTCTCTTGAGCAACACCAAGAGCAAGCTTGACCGAGTCGCCGTTGAACTCACGGCGGTGGCTAATCTTGACGAAGCGCTCGACCTTTGTGTTGAGCGAGAGCGTCAGGGTGTTGTTGCAGACCACTCGGATCGGAGTGAACCGAACATCGGTCGAGCAACCATACTTATGGAAGTTGGTGAAGTGAAGGTAGGACTCCACGGCGTCACCACCAAAGAGGTCGAAGCCGTCCTTGATCTTAGCCAGAGCCCAGACGATCTGACCCTCGGCCAGAGAACCAGCCGTATGCATCTCCATGCCGCCTTCGGCAATGAAGTCGTTGAAGAACTCGAACGCGTCAGCGTTCTGCACCGGGTTCCAGTCGTTAGAGACGATGTCTAGGATCTTATGATCCGTCTTACGAACAAGGGCGGAGTGCCCAACGTCTACGTTCTTACCGTTGACGTTAGCGTAAGCCTTGACCTTCTCGACCTCCCAGTCGAGACCAGCCGCCTCGAGCATCTGCTCGGGAGTCAGATCAGCCGGCACCTGAACCCCAAGGCCATGCCAGGGTACGTCGCCTGCGTAAGCCATCTGAGCCTTGCCGTTAACGAATTCGATATTGTGAGCCACGTTTGTGTCCTCTGTTTGTATGGGGACCATCCCCATGTCATAGTCAGATATTAAACCAGGTTGAGAATTATGTCAATATGGGATTTTCAATCCCGACCACTTTTTTTCAAGGCTAGTCCGTTGATCGGAGAGAACCCACCAAGAATCTTACCAGCTGAGTCCATAAGAACGGACTCAAGACAAGCCCGTTCCATATGGGCAATAGCAGAGGCTTTATCATTAAAAGCCTTGGTGTAGGCAAAGTTAGTGAAACTTACCAGATACATCTTAGAGATCCATGAACTTCTTAACGATCCGAATCTCAGAAGCCGTCAGCGGGGCTTCAAAGAGAGCCTTGGAGTGGGCGAAGCGCTCCGCGACACGCATGACTGCATTCGAGAGCTTATCGTCCTTGGTGGTACGAGCGAAGTCGTACATCCGATCCAGCACGGTAGCAGCGTTCATAGTCTGTTCCTTCCTCATCATAGTCACTTTATAACCTATCTAGATAAAAAAGTTAATACCTGATTTGTCAATGGGTTAGCTCTATCTCCTTCATGATCTTACGCAGGGCGGTGTCCAGGTGGGTATCATCCATGCCCATGGGATACACATTGTCACAGATCCACCGAGCCCCGATTGAGTCATAGCAGACATCCCAACGGAGACGCTTCTCGACGTCTTTAACGGTGCCGAGAGACTGCAGATGCTTCCTGTAGTCCTGAAGGACGGGAGCGCGCGTGCGCATGCAGATCAGCATGTAGTCGTAGAGTTCCTTAGGCATCTTCATAGTCAGTCACCTCATTCCTCATCATAGTCAGATCCTAACCCATCCAGATAAAAAAGTCAACCCAAGGAAATCAATGGGTTAGAGCTAAGTGGTTGATATGATTAGGAATTTTTTTGCAAAAAGTTTGAAAAAAACACAAGCTCAATCATATCAATGGGTTAGGCTCAGACCACCCTCTCTAGGTCGTGCTAATGGTATAGATACCCAACCGGGATAGCTTAGGCTGCCCAGAAGCCTCGTCTTAACCTAACCCATTGATGTCATTGAGTTTTTATAGAAGCCTAACCCATTGATATAATTAGGTTTTTAGATTTTTTGTGGCTCAGACCAGCCAATGAGTCTGACGTAAACGAAAAAAAGATCAGACCCAATTAAGGATCTGATCCCTTATAGACTTAAATTGAAAGAGAGTTACTTACTTTTTCAGAGCTTCAGTCTCTTTCTTGATCCACGTCTTAAGAAGTTCAATAGATGGATCGACCACGTCGACTACCTGTTGATTAGTTACTAGTCGCTGACCTAGTTCAGAAGCCGCAATAAGCATCACCGTATTCTTAGACGGTAGGAATGTAGCGATACCAGCACAGATGAAACCAACAATTAGATAGTTACCCGATGGTAGTCGTTCTTGATCTTCTTCTGTGATCATTCGCTCGTGATGTAAGATAAAAGCAAGCCTAGCAATAGTCCAAATAGTAAAACATACAAGAGAGACTATAACAGTGATATGAATCAGACCATGAACTAGTCCAGCAAAGTAGATCAGCCAACTAAGAGAATTCATGATGTTACTCCATACCTTCTGCTGTTACAGTTCCAGTAGCTTGACGCCAGATTCGTGGCCATTGCCATCCTAGAGTGAGAATGATACTCAAGACAGGTTGTACGACCCAAGAAAGAATCGTAGTGTTAATAAGAATCCCAGGAATCACTACTACTGTACACCATGCTAAAATAGCAATCATGACTAAAATCATAATAAGACCGATCCAACTAGTTGCTTTATAAGTGCCATATAGAATCAATGACATTGGACCTAGAATAAAAGCAGTCAATAGTAGATTCCATGGCATGAAGTCAATAGCCGGATACAAAGTCCAGAGATGCCAGATACTATATCCTGTGGGGTTAAAGATAGCAAATAACCCCACAGTGATAATAGCATACCATCCCCAGAAGGAGATGTTCTTAATCATCGAGCATTCTCCACTGCCTTCTTAGCCGCTTCTACACCAGCGACGGCTTGTTCTAGAGCAGCTTGACTTAGTCGAGTAGCTCCGTTAAGGATAGCGGCGATCGTGTTATCCTTAGGAAGGAGATTAGCACGAGGAACGGAACTAACACGCTGAATAAGTTCAGCTGCATCGTCTTTACCATTACGGTCTTCAAAAGCGTCTGGACTACCGGTGATTAGTGAGACCGGTGTACAAGAAGTAGTCACTGTCTGAGCAGAACCACCGATACCAAACATACCACCCTCTGAGAGCTTGAAAGTTTGAGCTTGATACACGGTGTTTTCACCGACTCGAGCACGAAGAATTTCGCGGGAGATTACTGGAACGACTCGAAGCTTCTTTTCTACCATAAGCTTGATGTTAGTATTTCGTGGGTCCGCGAACTGTACAAAGAAACCTACAGAACCGTCTGTAGAGTTAGCTACAGTCTCAAGAACAGTAGTAGCATCTTTCACATAAGAGATATTAGAATCAGGTGTACGACCAAGTCCATCCGGATCAATGGAGCGTAGGTAGTTAAAGCTAGCAGTTGATCCAGAAGCCTGAGGTGGCAGAACAAACTTAATTCGACGACTCATTGCAAGAACTCGCCCAAAATCAAGGTCTGGATTATTAGTGACCATCCAGAGACCTTCACAAGCCACATCAGTACGAATAACACTGATTCGCTTAAACTCTTCAGGACGAGCAGCTGCCTCACGAGCAAATACATCAAACTGAACGAAACTGATGTTTGTTGGTGACTTTAGTACACGAGCAATGTTTTCTACGGTACCCGCAGACGGTGTGCAGCTATAACCCTGGAAGTATGCATTAGTCAGTACATTTGGAATGGGTGGACAAAAGGTGCTATGATAAGCACCTGCAACTCCACCTGTATTGATTGACTTTGGTCCTGGTGTCTGTGCCATAGCAGAGGTTGCAGTAATAACCAGTGCGGTAGCCATCAGTAGAGTCTTCATGCTGTATATTCCTTTGTTTGTGCAGTCAGATTATATCACGATTAAGACGAAGAGTCAACCCTTAAGCCGTTTGCCATTTTTGTTCTGAAGCATATTTAATGCTTTCAAAACCATCATACTCATGTACTCGAAACTGAGTACCGACTGGCATCCATTCGATTTTCAGTTGAGTCAAGTTAGAACCAACATACGTATCAGGATAAGTCGATTCCATATATGCTTCGATCGAATCTAGTTGATCTTTTGGTTTACCTGCTTCAACCCACTCTACGATCTTAGGATCATATAGGATCTGTGGATACTCGGTATTCCATGTATACCATCCAGAGCCATGACCAGGTGAATATAAAACAGCTACTAGTCCGTTACGTACTACTTTATCCATGATACTCCTCACTATATGCTATCCATAGTTCTTCTAGTATGTCATACCTAGCATCATTGACTAGTCGAAGCTCGATATCATGACAACCTTTGGGTAGTTTACTGTATGACGATATCACATGTTTAGTTCTGAGTTCATAAGTTGATACTGTTTTCATCGAAATAATGCGTTGACCATGTTATAACATACTAGCGCTCTAGTAGCGTCGTTAGATAAATCATTACCACACACAACTTCAATCGTCTTGAGTTCTTGATGTCTCAGAGCTTTTACTCGAGCTGATTCATATGAGATACCGATAATAAAGATTGCAATTGCTACTATTGAGACGTAAGGCCAGGGGCTCATAATGATTTAATTTCAATCATTTCCATCAATTTCTAAATTTATATCTGTGCACATAAAACCTATAATGAGTGTAATAGGATGCATGAGTTGATCTGAAATATCATCTCTGAGTGTAGAGATACATGCATCAACTATGCATTGTGCCGAATC